TACGCCAGACGGAAGGCCTCGATCTCGCTGTTTACGTCGGACATTGTCCGGTCGTAGGCGTCGATGAGGCTGAGCACCTTCTCAGCGTCGCCCTGCAGCTCTGCGTTGTTCGGGAAGCCGACGACCGGGCACATACCGAACGGATGCGGCTCCGGCGGCTTTTCGACCTGGTACGTCCCGCTGTTCGACCGCGTTTCGATGAAAAAGTGCGTATAGGCGGCGTCGTAGAACTCCACCTTCCGGATCGGGCTGTCGCGCTCGTCCAGTACTGTGTAAACGTACAGCGCGTAATCCGGCTCTGTTATGTCGCCGGTGGTTGTCAGGAACACCGTCCCGTAAGCCGGCAGGTTTTTGGCACGCTCGCGGGCCTTCTTGTCAATGTAGAGCAGCCGAGCTCCGTATCCGCAAATCGCGGCCATCTTCGTGACCTCGACGTCCAAGTCGGGAAGATTGTTGAGGGCCGCGAATCGCGTGATGAGGCCCTGGGCTTCCTCGTAATTCGGATCGTCCTTCGCGTAGTTGTAGCTGATCGGGTTGCCGGCGAAGTAGCCGGTTTTCATGTCGACGATCTCGCCGAAGAAATCGTTGGCTACACGGTTGTTTACCTTGCGGTCGTCCTCCAGACGCCGCCTGTAGATGGGCACTCCCTGCGGATCACCCAAATACCGCAGGTACAGCCGCATCATCTCCGTCTGCCGCGGCTCGAACTTTTTCAGGATGCGCTGCACCAGCTCCGGCGTGATGCCGCCCTTCTGGATTTGCTCGATTTCGTAGCTGAAATCCGGCAGCATTTCGTGCATGTCACCTCCTATCTGGCGATTGTCGGCGCGGCTTTGATCCGCTTCAGGCTGCTTTCGTCCTCCATGCCGTACCGGACGGCGTCAATGCTGTGGTTGTCCCGGTCCGGGAAGCCTTCCTTCCAGCCGCCGTTCCCATCCGGTTCGAGCTCGTAGCCTTCGAACTCCCGAGCTGTGTTCGGGCAGCGGACCGGGTCGATGATGATCTCGTCCAGGTCCTGAAGGAACTTGATGCCGTGCTCCACGCTGTCCGGGCCTTTCTTTGCCCCGACCACGTTCACGCCGAGATTTCGAAGTTCGGCGATCGTCCGCGGCTCCGCACTGTCGGCCACGATTGGTCGGTTGGATGGGTTGACCTTCTTCAACTCTTCCGCCAGGGCCCGCGTACTCATGCCGACCTTGTGGATCTCACGGTAGATGTACAGCTTACGGCGTTTGGAATCGAAGTGCATTTCCGAGTAGTGCGTCGGGTGAGCCGCGAAGCCGAAGTCCAACCCGCGCTTGATGCGGTCGAACGTCGCGATCTCCTCGTCGCTGATCCGGCGGATGGTGAGATTCCGGAATACCTCACCGCCGGTGCCGACGTCCTCGCCCAGGTACTCATGTCGGTAGGTCAGTTCGTTACGCTGCCGCAGCGTCTCCGCCTCGATGAAAAACTGTTCGCCGAGCCATTCCCGCGGCACGTCCAAGTAGGTGCTATGATGCACAAACCAGCCAGGCGGCGGGTTGTTTTTGTGCTCATGCACCCATGACTTACGGCTTTTCGGCGGGTTGTACGTGTAAAAAACGCGGAAGCTGTCGCCGCCGCGCATGAATGTCTGGTTGATTGTCCGAATGTCTTCTAACGAGAACTCGTCAGCCTCTTCGTACCAGATGAACTTCACATACCCGCGCCGGAGCTTCCCGGACTTGATCTTTTTCGGATTGTCAGCACCCCGGAAAATCACCATCTGGCCGGTCGGCAAATACGTCAGCCGCATCGGCGAGATGTTCGCTTGCCAAAGGTGTGCAACACCGAGCTTCTCGATCGCCCACAGCAGCTGCTCATAGACGCTCTCCCGAATCGTGTCCTTGACCTTCCGAAGCGCGACCGCGTTTGCCTGGGGATCGCGCATCATGCCGAAGATGATCTCAACCGCCGCAAACGAAGATTTCGTGCTGCCGCGGCCGCCGCTGAGCAGGAAGTGCGTTGCGTCGCCGTTTTTGATCGCGTGATGGACAGAGTAAAACGACGGCGCGATCAGATCCGTCAGCCGAACCTTTGTCATTTGCCATCACACGGCACGTCGTCGACGATCTGAACGGCGCCCTGAACTTCCACTTGCTGGCGGTCGATGAACATGCCAAAGCGTTTGCCGAGCAGCTCCAAAGCACGGTTCTTGTCGTGGAATCGAACTTCGCGCTCGATCAACGGCACGCCGTCGTCCGTGTAGCCGATGGTTTTCACCTTCACCGACGAAATCGCGGCCAAATCATCCTCGGTTGCCGTCGCTCTGATCTCGCCGGTCTCAAAATTCACGACGTTTGCTGGATTGACGAGCGAAATCCTGGCCAGTTCCCGGATTATGCGCTCCTGGTTGATACCGGTCCGGCGCGAATGCTCGGCCATGCGCTGGTCGATGTACGCGCGGATACTAGCTTTCGCTAACAGCCTTGCCCCTTGCTCATTGGCCGTTTTCGGACTGTACCCCGCCCGAATCGCCGCCTGCGTGGCGTTTAGGTCGATCAGATATTCGTCAGCGAATCGCTGTTGCTTCGGCGTCAGGCTCATGATCACCACCTCTCAAGAAGGCAAAAGAAAAGCACCCGAAACGGGCGCTCGTGGTTTTTTATTTGAAACGAAACGACGGTTAAGACGTTTTCTTTCTTATTTTCGGAAAATAATAGCTCATGTAACTTTGAACGTCATAAAGGAACGAAAAAGCGTTTTGATAAGTCGTCTGCCCTATTATTGAAGCATATGCCTCATGAACTGCAGCTCTATAATTGACAAAATTTATGTCTTCCCCATAATATTTTTCGATTCTCGCCAAATCATTGTTTTTATATTCCTCACGAAGTTCATTCCGTATTTCCTTCGCCAAATTCAGTGCGGTTCTTTTATCTCCCGCACTCCAATACTCCATGGCCTTGCCAGCTCGGTCATAAAAATATTTCACCTTCTGCAATACTTCATCTTCTGAAATTTGGCGCCTCCCGTCGTATAACGCCATGGTTTTTGTCACCTCCCGTGCGTCATACTTCGACACATGGGAGGATTTTCCTGCACAAACCCCGGACAGCCGCCCCGCACCGGTCCGGTCCCGGTGAGGAGAGGGCTGGCTCATACCCCGGCGAGGCGGCTGGACGAAAATCGGCAACTCCAGTGTCCGTCGCCACGGGAGTTATGATCTCGCGCATTGCTGGAACGGACAGTATTGCACCGTTCCGGTCCAGGTTCCCCAAACGCAGCCGATGCATTTGGCCGGCTGCTTCGGGGCGGACTCATTCCGCTGAAGAGCCGCGTTGAGTCCTCGAAGCTCTTCGAGGATTTTCTGCACCCTTCCCGGACTTTTTGGTCTGGCCATATGCACCCCATGAACAAGTTGGCAGAACAAGCACTCGGAGCTACTAACACTCCAAAACAAAAAGAGCCGCATTTTTGCGACTCTATTGCTTTGGTCTCCAGTTTACCCGCCAAAAACCCGTTTGTCAAAAAGTGTGCAAAGTGTGCAATTTGGCTCACGTATGGAAAAGTGGGAAAAGTGGCGCAAAGTGTGCAAAGTGGGAAATTTGGCTCGCGTTCAGCTCGCTGCCCTTTGGGACGCATAGAATTGCTCCACGATGTTGTCTTTCAGATTCTGCACATGGCGCCTGGACAAGCCCATATGGTTTGCGATCGCCCGCATGCTCATGCCGTCGAGCATGCAGTCCAGCACAGTCCGCTCGCGCTCATCTTGGATGATATCGATTCGCTCCTGGACGAACATGACTTTCTGCTCATAAGTCCGGAGCTTCTTCCAGCTCCGTTCGCGCCGGGCCGCTTCAATGGCCACCGGGTCCGTTTTTCCGCCCTGCGGTTTGGGCATGTCCAGCGTTTCGTAGTTTCGCACCACTCTTTCGCCGGCATCGCCGAGCAGATTCCGGAGGCGTTCGATCTCCCGAATCATCCAGTGATAGTCCCGAAGAATCTGCTCGATTTCGTGCTTTTCCATCCCCCACACCCGCCTATCGCTGTGGTATAATAGGGACGGGTCTTGCGTTCTCTTTTATGCCCCGGCGGGCCGCCATCCGCGCCGGGGCGGNTTTTCATTTCTTCTCCCGCTTCTCCTTCAGCACATATTCCCGGCCATCCACCCGGATCACGGACGGAACGCCGCCCTTCCGGACCCGCAGAAACGTGACGAGCAGCCGGTATGATTCGCCAGGGCGGACAGGTTTATGGCCGATCATGGCGTCTCCTTTCCGGGCGGTTCCGGCCGCGGCATCCAAAGTCGTTCATGCGTTCCCGTCTCCTTTCAGCAGTTCGGGGTTTTCGTGGTAAATTCCGACAAACTTGCTGCCGTTGAGGCAGTCAATCAGCGGTATCAATCTATCTTCATGCGGGTAATTTGCCGTGAACATACCGTCCGAGAAATCGACCACAAATCGTTTTCCATCGAGGTCTTCATAGATGTCTTTGGTGTATGCTTCACGTCCGGTATCGTCATTCAGTCCGGTATATTGCCCAACGGTTTTAGGATCAACAGGGATAATTTCGGACAATTTTACGATCCTGGCGGCGTCCGGGAACATATATGTCATTCCCGTGTACGGCACGAACAGCAGGCTGCCATACACCCATTCGCCGTTGTCTAGACGCTTTCCCCTGAAACGTATCTCACGCATCGTTACCGTCTCCTTCCGCCTTGGACCATTAGGCTCCAAAATATTTGTGCCGCCATTCTTCTGTTCCGACTTTTTCCGGCACGTTGATACGACTTGCAATATCCGCGATCATCATGGCGAAATTGGCCACGTCGGCGGCTTCGCGGATGATTCGTTCAGGTTCAGGAACAACCCGATCCACTTCTATCCACAGTTCCTTTGCTTCTTTGTAGAGGCGCTCGACCAGCCAATCCAAAGAACAATCCTGCCAGCCGCCTTTGTGATCATTTTCGCGTAGCTTCGCTTCCATCTGCTGCGCGAACCACGCGACAGGTTCGCGAACACGTTCCGCTCCGGTTGGTTCGGTTGCGGTGGAGAGGGCTTCACGGGCTTCTCGTATCGCCTCGTTGGCACTTACCCGCGAAAAGAGAATGCCCGGCACATCCGCACAACCGAACTTTTTAACCCACCACTCCAAACGGTTCGCGACTTTTTCCAACACCACCCGCAGACGCTGGACTTCGGTTTGATATTCACTCATTGGCGTTCGCTCCTTCCTCTCCCCAAATCTCCATGTAGCACTCGACGCAAACATTCAGCGTGTTCCCGTTATATCGGTTCTCCATTACAAACCTGGCCGCTTTTTCTTCGCACAGATCGCACAACGTCCGTCCGCATTCGCATTTTTTGGTCATGTCTTATCACATCCCACATTTCCCTGTAGGGCAGTCGATGCCGTAGACGGTGGATTCGTCGGGGATATTCTTCGATGCATCAACCCAGATATAAACGTCCCCTTTGAGCGCAAATGCGTAATTGCTCTTGATGTGATTTCCGCATCTGCATTTTATAAAGTCTCGGTTCAGGGTCCCAAATTGGATCAGTTCGTCCGAAACATCACGAAAGCCGGGCTTCACGTCCATCGACGTTCCGCACCGCAAACATGTAATCTGGAATCCGGTCATCCCTCTTTCCCTCCCAAGAACACAAACTCCGCCTGGCCATTCACGAAGGTGATTGCGACGCCAACATCCGTCTCCGGATCACGGATCTGGCGCGACCTCCGGTCGAATTCCTCTTTGCGCCTAACGCCAGAACCAAATGATTTCCCAACCCGAAAACGGAATACGCAGACCAATTCACTGTCATATTTGCTTCCGCGTATCCTGACGGTTTTCCGAAGTTCCACTTCTTCTTCAATCCCGAATTCATGGAGGAAAATATGGGTTGGAACAAAGCTCGACTTGTCTTCCATCACAACACGTGAGTAATCCAAGATTTCCCTGAACGTCATCTCCTGGTAGTCCATTCCACCACTTCCTCGCGGGCCGATCGGTCACAGCCGCAAGATGAACAGGCCGGCTCTTCGATTTCGTTGGCTTCCTGCTGTTTGATCGCGTACTCCAGGCCACAGTCCTCACAGCGGAAAGTCTCCCAGACAACTTTCACCTCGGATACACCTTCCGTTCCCGGTAGTTCACACGGATGTGCCGCTTCTTCCCCTGCATCCTCCGCCGGATCTCTTCCAGCGCCTGCTGCCGGTCGACGGGCGTGGCCATCGGGTCGTCGTAGGCGATGCAGTAGAGCTCGGACAGGCGGGCGTTTTTCCAGTTCACGATACTTCCTCCCTCGCCATCGCTGCAAATTCCCTCAGTGGGATCGACACTTCCCGGCCGGAAATGCTGCGGACGACCGCGGCGCCGTTTTCGAGCCGTAGCACCTCGGCAACGATCGCCGTACGCGGAATCGAGTATCGAAAAACCAGACGGTACTTTCGCCCTGGCATGATTTGATCAGGTTTCACGATCCCGCCTCCTCCGTCGCATCTACCGTGACTTCGCGGATTCCGTCCCAAAGCTCGCGGATTTCCTGCGCCTTTGCCATCACGGCGGCTTTCTGCTTCGGTGTCAGCTCGATGTCCATGGCCTCCTGGTAGTGCTGCTCAGCCAAGCGGTAGGCCCGGGAGTGGAATTCGTCCATGATTC